GGAGATAAATTATGATTAAGTTAAATGATGGTGCTAAAGAATGATGGAAGCAAATGGTTATGGACAGAATTAAATACCAACGGTCACTAGACCGTGATCCTCGACAAGATGAGTTCACGGAAGAGGAATTGGACTACTTAGAAAGGGAAGATAAAGATGATGAGTACGCAACTAAATATGGATAGGAGAATGAAAATGAAAAACACCTTCAAGGCATTTATGCAAGATGAGGAAGCTTGGGATATGTATATAACAGGAGCAGCAGGCACTGGCAAGACCACCTCGCTCAAAGAACTCCTATCGTATTGTGAGGATAAAGGCATATCTACTTTAACAGTAGCCTATACGCATAAGGCCTGCGGAATACTTAGGTCCGTTCTGCCTGAAAGAGCTCGAGTGCAGACTCTCCATTCCTTCTTACAGAAACGTCCGATAGCTAATGAGCATGCGACTAGGGTAGACCAGCTAAGCTTGAGTAAGCAGCAAGGAGTACCTACTAATCCTCCTAGAGTACTCTTCTTAGACGAATACTCTATGGTAGGAGAGAAGGATTGGATGGACCTTCAGGCGGTGCAAGACCCAAACTACTCTGGCCTTCCTCGTATGAAGGTAGTCTATATAGGCGACCCTAACCAGCTACCCCCAGTGGGAGAAGCAGAAGTAGCGCACCTGAAGGGGGCGTATCACGTAGAACTAGCTACTATACATAGGCAGGCTAGCACCAACCCTCTCCTCTCCCCCTTGTCTCAGCTAGTAAGCTATATCACAGGGGCCACACCTCCGGCTCCGCTAGAGACAAATAGCTCATTTATGCGAGGGCTCGACCTATACGAGGAGTGGAAGGAGGATAAAGAGAAGGACAAGGTGATGCTTGCCTATACGAATAAGTGTGTGCAAGAAATGAACGCGAAGCTCTCAGGCAGATCTAAACCCAAGCTACAAGACGAACTACTTAGTCCGACCACTAGACATAGCTACACTCTTATAGAACACGCAGAGAACGTAGAACAGATAGTTCAGCCTTTCTTTGGCGTCTTAGAGCTAGGGAGTAAGTATAAAACACTGGAGCACCTACTTCGTATGCCTAATATATCTTATGGTATAGTGTATGACCACGAGGTATCTACTCCTATCACTATAGCTTATGTGTTTGGGCACTACGATTATCAGCAGAAACTTAAAGAACTGGGAGGAGCTGCTTCAGCTGCTAATAAGCAGATAGAAGATACTCATCACCAAGGAGCAGCGGGGTGGGCGAAGAATAACCCTCATACTCCATTAGCTAGGGGTAGAGCTAAAGCTTGGAGAGATTACCTTACTTTTAAGGACTGCGTTATATGTTTAGACTTCCCTTACGCTATGACAGTACATAAGAGTCAGGGGAGTACCTATAAGAATGTGTACCTGAACACAACGGACCTCGCTATGTGTGCGGAGCGTGACTACAAACTCTACCTACGTTTAATGTATGTGGCCATAAGCCGAGCCAGTAGTATAGTAAAAACTAATTAGGTCATAAGAAAATTCTATTGTACTTTTCAATTTAGATAATGTATAATTACACCTCAATCGGAGAATGTTCTCCAGCGGGCTAGCGCTTTCTAGCAACGTTACTGGTCGTTTAACCAGCAGGTAATAAGATATGTCAACACAAGCAATCACTTCTCCAGTAGGAGAGCTACAGTGGGTATTCATTGATGGAGAAGGAAGAGAGGACTTAAGTGGTAATAAAAAGTACTCTACCTCCCTTGTTCTAGATGCCGAAACAGCTGCCCCATTTATAGCTAAGATTCAAGAGTTCTGGGAAGACTTCAAACCTAAAGGTTTAGGTGCTCCTAAGTCTACAGGGTATAAAGAGGTTGATGGAGATCGCTTCTCGTTCACCTTCAAGACTAATCCTGTCTATCAAGATGGCACTGCTAAAGTAGTAGATATCTATAATGCTAAAGCTAATAAGATAAGCTTAGGTGGTAAGAAGATAGGTAACGGGTCTAAGGGCAGTGTTAGCGGAGCTATGGGTATATACAATGCTCCTGGCAACCAGGCAGGTGTAACGCTATACTTGAACGCAGTACAGCTCGTCAAGTTTGTAGAGTTCGCAGGTGGCGCATCATTTGAAGCTCAAGCAGAAGGTGGCTTTGAAGGGCTAGACGATAGCACTGCAGAGTTTACAGAGCAATCTACTGAGGTAGAAGCACGACCTAAACTATAGTTTATCTGTAGTACCCCTCTGCTTATATAGGATAAGTAGAGGGCTTTTAACGTCTAAGGAGTACAATATGAATGAAGTACCTTATCGCTTCGCTACACTAGAAGACCTAGTATTCGATCGCGAAGCACCACTATACTTTGACACAGAAACTGACGGGTTGTATGGGCCTATTATGTTAGCTCAGTTTTTTCAATCTGACTGGACCGAAGTAACCCTAGTTCACCGTCCTGACCCCTTCTTATTAGCTGGAAAGCTAACCTCACAACACGTGGTTATGCACAACGCAAGCTATGATGTAAGTACTATACAAGCACAACTTAACTCTGCTTGGAAGCCCCAGGTATTTGATGACACTTTCTTACTAGCTAAACTACATTACTACAGTAAAGAGAAGTTCTCTCTTGACGCGGTTATGCAATATACGTTAGGTTATGACCCTTACCTTGAGCAAGGGCTTGACAAGAAGATATTGCAGAAGTCTAAATGGACCTCTCTTCAGCTTAGCAAAGAACAGTGCGCTTATGCTGCCACTGATGTATATTACTTAGGTAATGTATATGACGAAGTAAAAGAGCAGAAAGAAGAGTATGGGTACCAACTAGATATTCTAACTTTGTCACACTGTCTAGACTTCCAGTTAAATGGTATGCCGGTGGACCAAGATAGGCTACAAAAGAGGTATGCCGAGAACTTGACCGAGATAGATAGGTTAGCGGTGCCTATAAATGTGAATAGCTGGCAGCAAGTTAGGCCTTATATAGGCGCCGAGCAATCAGATGACCTAGCATTACAACTATTAGCTATTAACGGTAATGATAAGGCTAGGGATGTAAGAGCGACTAGGAAGCTTAAGAAGCAGAACTCATTCCTAGATAAGTTTGATACAAGAGAAGGGAGAATATTTGGTAAATTCGTGCCCTCTACAAAGAGTGGCAGGTTGGCGTCTAAAGCGCAAAACTTGCAGCAAATACCTAGAGCTCTTAAAGGAGTATTTGGTTATACTACTGAAGATGATAAAGTCTTGATCTATTCTGACTATGCGCAGCTAGAGTTACGCTGTATTTGTGCGATAACTGCAGAGCGTAGAATGGAAGAGCGGTTTAGGAATGGTGAAGACCTCCACGAGTACACTGCAGAGATGCTATTTGGTAAAGAGTTCACTAAGACTCAGCGTCAAGTAGCTAAGACTGCTAACTTCGGACTCTTATATGGTGCAGGCATAAAAGTGTTCGGCCAGATTCTGCTTAAGCTAGCAGGTATGCAAGTATCGGAGGCAGAACTAACTATAGTTAAGAAAAAGTGGAGGAACCTCTGGCCTGCTATAGCAGCCTGGCAAGATAGAGGGATAAGTGCGTGGCGCAGTGGGCTAACTGGGGTAACACCTTTAGGTAGGAGGTATACTGCTAAGCTCCTCACGGACCAACTAAACATTCAGAACCAAGGATTTGGGGCTGAAGTAGCTAAGTTAGCTCTTCATTATATTCTAAAGGACTTAGACCCTAGAGTGAAGGTACTCAACTTTATCCACGATTCTTACATCCTAGAGTGCCCAAAGGAAGAAGAGATGTATGAGGAGGCTAGTAAGGTATTAGCTGATTGTATGCAGAGAGCTTGGTTTGAATCTATTAAAGGTGTAAAGATACCGGACTTGCCCATGCCGGTGGAATGTTTTGTAGGGTACAACTGGGGTAGCATAGAAGATGACTACCTATATAAATATGTCAAGGAGTAACGTATGTTTGAGAACCATTATAGCGAGTTAGTCGCTAATATAGTAGAGCAAGGAGAAGTCCGAGAAGGTAGGAACGGTGTAACTAGGTCGGTGTTCTGTAACACTCTAGTAATACCTGACCTATCAGAAGGTTACTTCCCTCTCTTAACAGGAAGGAAGATCTTTTACAAGGGTGTGCTAGGAGAGCTAGCAGCTATGTTGAAGGGCCCTAAGTCGGTCCAAGATTTTGAAGCCGAAGGGTGTAACTATTGGGGCCAATGGGCGGACGAAGATGGCAAGCTAGAACTAGACTATGGTAACGCATGGTTGGACTGGGACGGATTCAACCAGCTAGAAGCTCTAAAAGATAAGCTAAAGAACTCTCCTAACGACCGGCGTATGCTAGTGTCAGGGTGGAGACCGGATAAGCTAAACTCTTTAAGTTTACCTTGCTGCCACCTATTGTACCAGTGGTATGTATCGGCTTCAGGTAAGCTCCACATGATATGGTATCAGCGGAGTGCAGATGTTATGATAGGCGTACCCTCAGATGCGGTATTTGCCGCAGCATGGAATATCACCCTAGCTAATGAAGTAGGTCTGAAGCCAGGGGAAGTTACTATGATATTTGGAGACACCCATATCTATAAAGAGCATTGGCAAGCGGCTAAGCTATATCTGAGCCAGCTGCGGGCTAGAGAGAAAGGAAGCCACCCTAAGTATAGGTTATTAAGTGAAGTAGGTAAAGAAGACTTCACTAGCTCAGACTTAGAAATATATGATTACTCACCAAGCAATAAAATAACTATGGAAGCTAAACTATGAATTTTATAACCCGAATAGCAGATTGGAATGGCGAGAGATATCCTCAAGCCTTTGATAAACAACTTACAACTACTATCTTAGCTGAAGAGCTAGGAGAACTTGCCTCAGCTAAGTCAGAGGTAGAAGTGTTAGACGCACTAGTAGACCTAACGTATATTGCGGTAGGAGGGATGTGGAAGTTAGGCCTCTCTTCTGAGCAAGTGCGAGAGGCTATAGAAGCCGTTTGTACAAGCAATGAGACTAAAGAAGTGGTACCCACAGAACCTAACGTTAAAGCTAACCTCTTCAAAGGGGAAGATTACGTAGGGCCAGAAGTAGAACTAAAGAACATATTAGACAGGAGAGCATAATGGACGAGTTAGAGAACACGCTAAAAGAACGAGGCAGTAGGTATGGTACTATGGCGCAGAATGGCAAAGTAAGCCAGTTACTAAAAAGGTCAATACAGCTAGGAGAAAGCTGGGACTCTATGAGCGACGATAAGAAGGAGTCGCTAGAAATGATCTGCCATAAGATTAGCCGGATAGTTAATGGAGACCCCGAGTATGTAGATAGCTGGCACGATATAGGTGGGTACGCGCGACTGATAGAGGAATCATTATGAATATACAAGTAAACAACACAGGCATTAGAATACGTCCTAGCAGTATAGATAACTTCGTTAACTGCCCTTTACAATGGGCAAAGGTCTTCTTAGAAGGTCGCACAAGTATACCAGGAGCTAGAGCAGCTATAGGTACATCTATCCACAAAGCCGCGGAAGTTCTGTGGAGCGAAGCTATTAAGCAAGGTAAGGTAGACGATAACGTAGAGAAGCTCACAGATGCTGCAGTAGAAGAGTTCGCAGAGATAGAGAAGAAGGATAAGTTATACTACGACCCTCAAGAAGACACAAATACTGCGCAAGATACTATAGTTAAAGGGGTAAGAGCCTTTGTAGAAGACATAGTTCCATTCACACCTATCCCTCTTGCAGTGGAGCAGTTCTTAGAGATACCTATCTCGGGTAACCCTATCATTAACGCTATTGGAGGAACTATAGATTACCTCACTGACACAGTAGTAGCAGATGTAAAGACTTCTAGACGCAAAGCGGTCATGCACCATTACACTACTCAACAGTCCGTGTACAAATATCTAGCCCAATCTCACGGATATAATATTGAGCACAGCTTAATACAAAACGTGATACTCCGCAAGACTAGTACTGAAGGGCTTATAGGGGAGCTAACTCCTAATGTAGAGCAAGCGAAGTTTATTGTAAATAAGATGTTAGAGACTATGGAGATAGTAGAAGCTGGCACAATACCGCTAAACGTGTTATTCAGAGGTAACCCTAAATACTACCTCTGCTCTGAAAAGTACTGCGCCTTCTTTAATGAGTGTGATTGGGTAAAAGGAGAAGCAGTATGCCAGAAAAGACCAGTCCTCTAGTACCCTACGCCTACCAAGAAACACTAGCTAAGGAGGCGTTAGAAGTACTAAGAGCCCATAGCCTTGTGTATCTTGCTATGGAAGAACGAACGGGCAAGAGTCTAACAGCCCTCTTAATGTGCGAAGAAGTCTTGGTAGAAAAGGTGCTTATTATTACTAAGAAGAAGGCGCTAGAAGGGTGGAGAGATACTTTAGCAAGGTTCCCTCATATTAAGGACTATACTGTAACTAACTATCATCAGGCTAGCAAAGTATCTACTAGTTATGACCTCATTATTTTGGACGAGTCACATAACTATATATCAGGGTTCCCTAAGACTTCGAAGCTATGGAAGGATATAGCTAGGATTACTCCTGGGAAGCCGATTATCTATGTGAGTGCTACCCCCTATGCGCAAGGGACGTACCTACTGTACCACCAGTTTAAGTTATCTAGCTTTACTCCTTGGTCGAAGTGGACTAGCGCGTACTCTTGGTTTAGCCAGTACGGAGTGCCTAATCCTATCTGGTTAAACGGTAGACAGGTAGAGAAGTATGATAAAGCTAAAGATAAGGAAGTGTTAGCGTGCTGTGACCATCTGTTCATAACTAAGACTAGGAAGGACTTAGGGTTTGTACAAGAACCGCTAGACCATAAGCACTATGTCTTGCTATCAAAGCAGACGAAGGAGCTCTACAATACTTTGCAAGCAGATAGTTTGGTAGAGCTAGGAGGGGTAACTCTCGTAGCTGATACTAGTATGAAGCTTAGAACCTCTCTCCACATGCTTGAAGGTGGAGTAGCTAAGGTAGACGAGGATTACTTCATTCTTGACAACGCAGAGAAAATCCAGTACATAAAGAAAACTTGGGGTGACTCTGAGGATATAGTTATTATGTACAACTATATTGCAGAGGGCACGAAGCTCAGAGGAGCCTTTGATAAAGCGGAGATACTACAGGCTACAAGCTTTGCTGAAGGTGTTGACTTATCGCACAAAGATACCTTGATTATATATAGCCAAGACTTCTCTACCGCCCGTCACACTCAGCGTAGAGCTAGACAAGCTAACAGAGATAGGTCAACCCCGATAAACGTACATTTCTTACTAGTTAAGGACGGTATATCAGATCAAGTATACACTTCAGTAACAGAGAGAAAAATAAATTTCGTAGACAGTGTTTTTATAAGGAGAGAAGTATGAATATGTTATTAGCGTTAAAAGAAGAGTCTAGCAGACTAGGTAAAGAGTTACTCTTAGGTAGACTAACAGAGATAGAGAAGAGAGTATTTTTATACACTTATAACCCCTACTATATGTATAGGCATAAGCAAGTAGGCAAGGTAAGGTTAAGTAACTTAGGAGAGCCTAAAAAGCCTATGTTTGAGCTACTAGATAAGATAAGAAAAGGAGAGCTTTCGGGGGGCCTCGCGTTACGCGCTATTCTACAGTACGCAGAGGCCAATGGTGATTTGATTAAGCTTATCGTTAAGAAGAACTTAGGTTGTGGCTGCACCTCCACTACCATAAATAAAATCTGGCCAGGTTTTGTGCCTCAGTTTAAAGTTCAACTAGCTAAAGAAGCTCCTATTGATTCTCTAAAGTACCCTTTACTTGCGCAGCTAAAGTACGATGGAGTTAGGTTGATAGTATTAGTTAAAGAGGGGCGAGTAAAGTTTAGGACTAGAAACGGTAAAGAAGTGGAGCTACCTAGACTAGGTAACATAGTTACTAGAAACTTCAACTCCTCTAACTTTGTATTAGACACAGAAGTAACATTAGTTTCAGGTAAAGTAGAAGATAGGACAACTGTGTCAGGGATGATCAACTCTGCTATGCATGGAGGTGTAGTAGACGAAGGGCTACTTAAGCTAAATGTATTTGACGGTATGTCGATAGACGAATGGGAGTTCCTTGAGTGCGGTTGGAAGTACACGAGTAGGTTGAAGCTTATAAGTTCTGTAGCTGCCGCTATAGATAATCCACAGATAGAACTAGCTCAAACTATAGTATGTAAGGATACTTCGGAGGTATCCGCTTTATATGAGAGTAAGATAGCCGAGGGGTACGAAGGACTAGTACTAAAGCAAGCAGACCACCTATACACATTTAAACGAACTAAGGACTGGGCCAAGCTTAAAGAGACTAAGTCAGTAGAGCTTGAATGCGTAGGAGTTATAGAAGGTAAAGGTAAGTATGAAGGTATGATAGGGGCTCTACAATGCCGAGGGCGAGCTGAAGGAGAGTTAGTTAATGTGAAGGTAGGCACAGGGCTATCCGACTTAGAAAGGAGCCTAGACTACAGTTGCTTTGAATCCGAGACCATAGAGGTAGAGTATAACTCAGTTATCAAAGATACTGCTACTGGTAGTCTAAGTTTATTCCTCCCTCGCTTCATCTCTATCCGATGTGATAAATAGGTCTCCTGTGGAGTCCGTGGTGGAGTTTTTAGAAATAATCTATATGATTATCAGGGCCTCTAAAAAGACTCCGTGGTGGACTTCGTATGAGATATTTTAAAATAAGCCTTATAAATCAAGGAGTTATAATATGAATGAGCAAGGGTTACAGAAGAAGATACAAGACTACTTAAAAAGCCAAGACTTTTATGTATTCAAGACGATACAAACTAATAGGGCAGGAGTACCTGACGTGATAGCATGCGCTTCACCCACGGGTACCTTTGTCGGGATAGAGGTTAAGATAGGTTATAATAAGCCTAGCAAACTCCAGCAATACCACATAGAAGCTATCAAAAAAGCTGGTGGAGTTGCTGGAGTCTGCTGGTCACTACAGGAAGTTAAAGACTTACTTGAAGAGAACGAACTCGTCTAAAAAGTTGTACCCTAAAAAGCCTTTATCAGTCAGTGCTTTTTTAAGCCCCGGAGTTTCCCTAAGGATCTGCGGGGTTATTTCGTCTACCCCTATTAAAGTCTTGATAGCAGCTTGATCAGCTATACGATGTGGGTGCACAGTCTCTTTGTATACTTTGACTCCGTCACGACCTTTAGCTCTCGCTGAAGCTTTAGACATCTTATCAAAGTAGTACACCCCTTTACCTATCGCTCCCTGGCTCTTAGCATTTTTAGTAGCCTCAGAAGCTGCCCGGTATATAGTTATCTTAGGCCGAGCTAAGTCTTTTTGGCCTGACTTAGCAAACTCGATAGCCATACGGTTAACCGCGTCTGCCATCTTAGGGTCCCTACCCATCCCTTGCATCAGCTCATCTATAGACTTAGAACTTAAAGGGTTCTCTAACACTTTACCTGCTTTAGTAACTAGTGATAAGTTCCTACCTTTTTGCCCTGGAGCTAACCGCTTAATGTAGTTAAACATCGAGCTAGCAAACTCATACTTTGCCCTCATAACAGGGTCAGCGGTTAAGAAGCTCTGGAACCTAGGAATAGAGATATGGCCGGAAGCCTTAGCTAAGTTTACGTCATTCTTCCATACCTCTGACATCCCTTTTATCACCCTCTTTAGGTTTTGTGCAGGTCCGGTGCTAAAGGCTATGCCCTCTAACTCCTTAGCTAGCATAGGGAAATGGGTTGCCCGGTTGTCCCCTACTACCCCGGCTGTGAACTTATTAGCTAGATGGTCTAGCACAGCACCTTCCATGTTAGTTCTGGTGCTCGCCGGTAGTTTACTTACTAGCTGCATAAATGTACCATCGGGGGAGCTAATCTTGTTTGCAAATAGCCTAACTAGTTTAGCTGGCTCTGCTCCTTTAGTGCTAAGCGCTTTAAAGATTACATTCTCTTCCAGCATCTTCATTTTAGCGTACTCTGTGTTTGAGCGCTTCCACCGCTGCTTCCATGCAGCAGCATTAGTAACGTTTGCGTCCACAGTTTTAGACACTTCTTTGTCTATCTTTTTCAATACTGCGTTGATACCTTTTTTATCTACCGCAGAACTTATCTTCTTGTTAAACTTAAAGTTGTTAACCACTTGTCTTAGCTCTAACAAGTTTTCGAACGACCTGAGGTCCTCCGCTAGTTCTATAGTAGTGCCTTCTGGAAATATGCGTTGCCCAGTAGCATCTTGAGGGGTAGGACGTACAGGAGTCTCTATCATTTCTCCTGTCTGTTTCTGCACTTTCTTGACTGCGCTTGTACCTATCAACCTAGCTTTAGCTACTTGTAGTTTAAAAGCTTCTAGCACTGACGGATTAGTTATCTTACTTTCCATTGCGTCCAGCAAGGGGCTAATAGCTAGTGAGTCATAGTCGAACCGGTAGGCCTTAGGTACTTCATCGATAGCCTTCTGACGTGTAGTAGTGAACAACTTTTTCACCTCTCTTTGATAAGCGCCTAACTCATCTTGTACTACAGTAACTATCTTATCAGGTACTAGCCTTTTCGTGCTGCTTAATAAGTCAGTGGCTCTCGTAGAAATCTCCCTGACCACCCTTGTTCCTGCTACAGGGTCTAGCCCCATAGCAGGCTCCATAAATGCTTCAGCCCCTGGTTGGGTCAGGCCTACTGCTTCTATCTCTCTAGACAACCTAGATGTATGGGTGGGGGTGGACGTGCTTGAGTCTACTATATTTACTATCTGGTCTATCTGGTCTCTAGCTAGCCCTGTTATTTCCTCTAGCGCTCTACGTGCACCTACTCCATCACGGTTACGCACCGCTCTCCAGGCCGCCCCCACCCCTTTAATAACGACAGAGGACAGAGGACCCAGAACTAACTCTAGCTCAGCCATGTCTACACCTGACTGTTTCATCTGCCCCCAAACTTCTCTGGCCTCTAGCTGGTCAACCATACCTAGAGCTTCTGCCGCTGCTTGTATGTCTGCACCTCTGCCGATAGGCGCTGTACCGAGGGTAACACCTGCTGCGCCTATGGCTGCACCTACTACTTTAGCAGGCCAAGGCCCAGGAGTACGAGCAAAACCTACAGCTGCTCCGGCCATACCACCAGCGGTCCCCATGATAGCTTCATACTTGTTAGTAAACAACTCATCTAGTATCTCTGAGTCTTGGGCCATGAAGGTACCATCTTCTAGCGTATTACCTAACTGCCCATCCTTATACTCTAGAGGAATGCCATTAGCTGTAGCTATCTGAGATATGAAAGGCCCCAGCTCATTTAGCTCATTACGCTCACTCTCCGCTCGGCTAGTAATAAAGCTAGAACCCATGTGTAGACTCTTACGCTTAAGCGCACGAGTAGTAGCAATGATTTCTGACAAATCCATTGACTGCACTTCGGGGCGAGTAGCTTGTTCGGACCGTCTTATATCTCCGCTCACATCTGTAAGTCCTTGGCTCTCCTCCCCTGCCTTCATCTGTTGGGCTAAGTGGTCCTCCTCCTTGGGCTCTTCAGGGGGGCTACGACGGGCTTGCTCCTCCTTCATTATGCTAAAGACTTCAGCCCTAACATCAGTATCTTTGAACCTCTCATCGGCTGAGATAGAGTTTACTATCTCATTAGTATAGTTCTGCATGTGGGAGGAGAGGTCTGCACCTTCTTTTGTGCCTCTTACTCTGTCCCTCTCTTCATCTAGCTTTTGAATTACAAGCGCGTCGTTAATTTCCATCAGTTTACCTCGGAGGTTATAGGTCCCATAGAGGGACGGATTAGTGTTCCCAATTTGGGATGATCTGGTCTCTAATAGCTCTAGCTGTATTAGCTCGTCTATTGGTATCGCCCTTACCAGAATCTTCTATAGCCTTAGCTATATCTTCTATAGAGCTATCAGGGTTAGCTAAGACTCGGCCTACCTGATCACCCATAAAACGGACGTGGGTCTTGAACTGCATCACTTCATGCTGCACAGCTTTGGGGGCAGCGCTAAACGCACTATAGGGAGTAAGCTCTGCTAAGTTACGCTTGTATATAGCTGAGTCTATAGCATCTATATGCTTCTGCTCAAGCTTAACATTCCCTAGCTTCCCTCTAGCTGAGGCACCCTGGAGGCCTAGAACTTTAGAGTTACGCAAAGCTTTAACTGTGCCCATATCTAAGTGCCCCGCTTTAACCATATCAGAGAGCTCAAAGAAGCCTGCGCTACCCCCTAGCTGGCCTAAGTCTGTTCCCAACCTAGTAGTTATACCCGAAGCATCCGAAGGCCCTACGTGGAACTTCTGGCCCTCTTCTAAGGTACCCGACTCATAAGCTTGTAAGTTAGACCTATACGTATCTTCCATTACGCTCCCTCGTTAGTATTTTGAGGGAGCTTCATCTCTTGACTCATACTACCTCCGCCAAGACCTTGAGCGGCTTGCATAGCTTGTGCTTGTGCTTGCTGGTTCTGAGAGAGCATCATAGCAGTCTGTTCGAAGATGCCACTAATCTCTGGCGCATACTTAGTTTTCATAGTACGCAAGCTAAGTGAAGCTGCTTTTAAGTACCCAGCAGGATTAGTTTGAGCAAGCATTTGACCTACTGAACCAGCCATAATAGTCTCTAGCATTAGCTGGGTCTTCTCATCTTCATCGTTATAGCTAACTGACTCCACTGCTACGTCTACTCGAGTAAACGCAATCTCCGTAGACTCTTCAGGTATGGGTGCAATTACCCTATTACCTTCTGGGTCTATCTCAGGCTTCCCTGACGCAGGGTCAAGAACTTCTTCGAACACAAGCTCCATAAGAGGTTGGCCACTCTGTGGGTCAATCTCACCTGTAGGCATTTGCATTGGCTGATTGATAGACACCCAACGGTCTCCGGTTATTTCATCCGCAACCCGAACTACTTGGTAAGCGGTGAAGTACTGCTTTATGAGGTTAACTATATCCCACCCTAGCATCCGATAGAACTGGTCTATTCGGTTAGTAAGATAGTTCAGGGCTACGATAGTCGCGTTCTGCTGTAGCTTAACCTTACGGCCAGAGTCAGAAGCATACGCCATACCTAAAAAGCTATCGTTAATGCTTAGTACTCTCTGTACTCTGTCTAACGCTTTATCTATAACTACATACTGGTTCATAATCTCTGAGTTGAGGTTCTCTATCTTAATACCATTAAGGTCTTTGACAGGTACGACCGCGTTAACTCTATTGAACGCATCTGTGAATTCTGCTAGGTCTTCCACCGCTCCATCTTCTACATAAGCCTTCTGCGTATTAACCATTAACTGTATCTTAATCAAAGCTTGGTTGATAGCTCTCTGGGTTTCAGCTACTTCTCTAAATATGCCATAGTGCTCTGTCTTGTTAGAAGTGTGTAGCTTCTGTACTCTGTAAGGAAAACGTACTTCTTTGTACGTTACTTCTTTGCGCTCAAGTTCTTCATCTGCGGACCAGTAGATTGACCACGTCTTATCCTCTTTGTCTGTTATAACCGTATGTACAACTAAGAAGTGGTTGAATACTCTGTAGTTACCAGTGAACTCTTGATTAAATTGGGAGCTAAACTCTGCTTCATCAATGCCTAAGTGATTATCATACGCCCATAGTGCATCAAGTTTCTCTTTGCCAAACAGTTTCTCTACCTGGTCTTCACTCAACCATTTGAATCTATGAATATACCGTGCATCAGAATAGTCTTCAGCCTGGCTAAGTGGGTCTAGCACTATTTCATTATCTGGAACGTGAGAGATATTTATCTGCCTAATGGCTCTACCAAAAGGGTCACGGTCTCCCGTGTCTTCTACATCAATATAGCTACACATCAAGCCAGAGACTAGGCCAGATAACTTTAGCTTATCACCTTCAGTGCTAAAGTTATTCACTCTTAGCACATACTTCACTAAGTCGTCTAGGACTGCAGAAGTAGCTATGTCCTGCATCTGTACTGGAGTTACTTTAACCGTGTTAAGCACGGTAGAGTAGTAGCCCAGAAGCATGCGGGCAAACAGCTTAATAACATTAAAGGTTTCGGCAGGTTGGCCTCGCTGAGCTAACACCGCAGCCTGATTATCTGTGTACTGCCGGTTGTGGTAGAGGTCCCAGATTGACTGGGCCTCTTTACGGGAATCCTCATACGCTTCATACCCGATCTTGAACGTGTCTTGCAGTGTCTGTATGTCAGTCTTCATTATTTCGCCCAGTCAATAGTGGTTAAGGAGTCCCCGCCTGAGGCCCTCTCTATGAGAGCTACTCGTTCACTGAGGGCCCCAATTATGCTATCCACCCGTTCTTGACTAGCCCCCAGTCGTACTTGCGCAGTATAAGGGTTACCCAAGCGAGCTATCATATTTAGCTTAGCCTGCACTTGAGTGAAAGAAGTCTTGAGCTTAGTTAACACCGGCCCGAGCTGTTGACCTAAAGTACCAAACGCCTGGTTGAAGGACTTAATCTCTGCAGGTGTAAGGGCTGCACCATATAGAGCATGCCTCATGCTGTTACGTACAGTTGCGTAAGCCGCTCTACCTGCAGTACCTTCAACATTATCAGTGATATACTCTAAAGTACCCTTAAGGAAGCTATCAACTATACCAGTCTCCTGCGCTGTTAGGCCTTTACCGGGGTCTAGAGATAACAGAGAAGCTATATTTTGCATAGACTTCTTATCAGCTTCACTCAGTGCTACTCCACCTAGTCGCTCAATACGCTCTACCTTACTTATAGCTTTTCTGTAGTTCTTATTGTCTCCGAAGTCCGTGTTAAAGAACGCCTCTTCACCTCCGAAGTCGGATATCAGTTCAGTAGTAGTAGCCTCTACTTCATCCTGCTCTACTATCTTAGCCGGAACGCGAAGAACAGAGGTAGTGTGTTGCTGGGTGTAAGCCTTAGCCTCAGTAGTCCCCATGCCTAGTCCACCTTCAGCTTCAGGCTTAACCGCAAAGTTATATACCTTTTCTTCTCTCGAAGTAGTAGGGGTAGTCTTAGTCTGTTGGACTACGAAGGCTTTTGCATCTTCTGCAGACATTCCTAAGCCTTTAGGGTCTGTAGCAAAGGTGTACAGCTTCTCCTCTCTAGTAGGCGTTACCTCGGGGACTAAGTCTTGAGCTATCAGCTCTGATAGAGGCGTACCTGTATATTTAGACTTAAACTCCATGTTAGCTACATAAGCAGTAACCACAGGGTCTCCCTTTTTGGAAGCTCCGCTTATTAAGTCTTGAGCTATAGCAAGCTTAGACTGTGCAGCGCCAGTAGGCTGGAGAGAGTGTATGTACTCTACCTTCTTTTCAAACGCACCAGCTCCACTACCTGTACCCTTAGCTGTTAAGCCTTGAGCTATCTCGTGCTTAGACTGTGGATCAACGGGAGGCTGGATAGAGTGTAGGTACTCTACCTTCTGGATGAACGCATTCTTAGTAACTGTACCTTTAGCTTTGTCTAGCACTTCTCGCACTGTCTGACGCTTAGCAGAGTTGAACCTCGTCATCGCTCCAGTATCTCTAGCCATCGTAGCAGAGTCTCCTAGAGACCAGGACTCTCCATCCCAGATTTTAAAGTACCGTTTCTTCTGCTCTTCTCTGTCCTCAGGCTTACCTAGTAGCTTAGAGTCAAACAAGTCATCATCATTATCCCAGTCTAGATTAGCTACTCCGTGCACTCCTCGCTGTGCCCAGATACCTCGAAGTATCTCATTACTAGATAAAGCGTTTTGAATATCTGCAGCGTCTCCTGAAACGGAGAAGTCGTATAGTGCTTCGTCTGACGACTGCAGAGCTAACTTGTTATTAGCTAACTCTATCCGCTGCTTCTGCAGACTTAGCTCTTTAAGTAAGAGCTCTTCCTTCTGCTCTCCTACTTTAGTCTGCTCCAACTTGCCTTGAGTGCCTATAGTATAGCCTTGCTCAAGTAGCTTGCGTTCAGTCTCTGCTTTTTGTGCTCTAGCCTGTAACCTAGCGGTATGCTGCTTAGGTCTAATACTTGCTTCACTCCAATCACCTGTTATAAATCCCATACTATCTCCTTAAAATACCCACGGGGCTTCAGCTCCACCCATCATGCTGCCTGCAAAGCCCATATTAGCCGCATAGTTGCTAGCTGCTGCACCTGACTGAGCCCTGAAGATACTCGCTCCACCAGAGATATAGCTCTGTTGAGCGCCAAAGTGGCCTTGTGACTGCTGTCCTTGAGCACTGCTCAAGCCACTGTATGCGCCACTAACAAGCTGGCCTCCTTGGGATGAACCTTGCATAGCGGTACCGAAGGCAGAGCCCACGTTAGACTGCTGCTGAGCTACTGTGCCAAGCATCTGAGCTCCTTGGCCTAAACCTATACCTAAGAAGCCCGCCTTCTTAGCGTAGGATTGCTCTTCTGCTCCAGCCCTGATAGAAGCATCTGCAATAGCTTTAGTACCAGCTAATTGTGTCATGGCCGCTGCTTCTACCCCAGACTGCTGGATGCCGCGCTGTTGCATCTGTTTAGCTAGAGAGATTTGTTGTTTCTGGAAGGCCTTCTGATTAGCTTGTAGTCCTTGAGATTCAATCTTCTCGGGGCCTAACTGTTTATAGTATTCACCTATGTTAGTTTGTAGGTCTCCGAATACTGCGTCCCAATCGTTATACTGAGTTTCTTGGAACTCTTGTCCCCTTTCTTGCGCCAGTATAGCTCGCTCACCTAAGGCTACTTGAGCTACGTCCTTCTCCTTAGCCCAAGCTAATCGGTCTCGTTCGGTCTTTTGCTGTATCTGAGCTACCTCTACCGCGCTCTCCCCGCTAACTGCGGCGGCCCCAGCGTAGTCGGGAGCTGGAGGCTCATCTGGCCCGAAGAGTAAATCTGATACGAAGCTCATACTAGCTCCTTTCTACACCGGGTAGCCTTTACTATGTAACTATATTTGTTTAGCATTGCCAATCCTTCTTTAGTTGCTCCATCCGCTTCTATATGGGTATAGCCTAGACTTCTAACCATACCCTCGACTGTATCAATCAATTCCTTAGTCTGTAGTCTATGAGTTTCTTCGATGTATAAGCCATCCCAGAAGTATAGAGTGGGGGAGAGTGCGAACCCAGTAGCAAAACCTACTAGCTCCTCCCCTTTGTATAACCCCATACGAATAGCGTCTTTAGTCTTCTGTCCAGACATAAGAGTGTCCATCGCAAAAGCTTGGGACTCTATAGCGTGAGGGTTAAGAATAACCATCTTATAATACAAATGAGCGAGGGCGAAAAATTCGACCTCCTCTACTTTTTTAATCTGATAATCCATTTATTATATTATACCCTATTCTCGCTCAGAAAGATACCTTAATAAGTTTATTAAAAATACTCTTAGCTGATGTTCATCAGTTAAGTCAGGTGGTACTTCAGGTAACTCAGCGTCCATTTTGTCTCCCTACTACTTTGTACTCAATTTCGTTAATCGTGCCTGCCCCAGTAGCTTTGAATTGAATCTTACTACCTCTTTGTTTGTCTGCGGGTATCTTAACCTCAGTTATCCCAGCTTTCACTAGCGAAGTGTAAAGGACAGAATCACCATCTATAAACACTTCAAATGTAAGCTGTCCTGTAGAATGCACGTAGATAGCTTTGTACCCTTTAAGCACTGTTAAGTCGCCTTCCGTAAACTCTGGGGACTTCCAAGTAAGCTCCTCGTGCGAAGAGGCGGTGAATAGTGTGTGTAGCCCTCCTGAGATAATAGCATATAGAGTGTCCTCAAACACTCCCAGCCTTTCACCTACTAGGTCAAACTCTTTATACATGCTACCGAACCTTAGGTCTAAAGCTAGTATCTTATCGTCGAAGAGAAGGTAGTACACATCATCATGCACTACTGCGTTTAGCACTGTGCCCTCTAGCCTACCTAGCTTGGGTCTCGACATAACTTCTACTAGCCCACCTTTAGAGAAGCAAAGCCCGTCATTAGAGAGCCAAACGAGTAGGCCTTTGAGAGTAGCTATAGAGGAATTAGATATACACCCCTGGCTACCGCTAAAGAGTTGAGAGTTGAAGTCCGAACTATCAGAGCCGGTAACTATATAAGTAGTTAGCTCTGTAAATACCGCCAGCCCTGTGGGAGCAGCGCCTAAGCCTGTAATATCCGCCCCGTACTCTAAGAAGTCTAGCTCTCCCCACGCATACGGCTGAGCTATAGGGGTGAAGTATAGTTTAGACCCTACAGCTCCGAATAGCAGGCTGTTATGCTCTACTAAGTACCTAAGACCTGTAGGAGCTTCGTGGTAGTTCTGAGAGGCTAAGATTGTGCCTTCTACGTCTACGTCAGCTATGTTATCATTGTACGTAGTAGTACCTTCGTTCAGAGTAGTAACTAAAGTATAGCTAGTTAGAGAACCTCCAATACGATAAACCCGCACTTTGTCTACTTGAGGGTCAGAACTAGTAGGTACTCCAGAAAGGTCTATCGATTTGGTTGTAACGGTTACACTATTAGTCACCGTATTAGGCTGACTTTCTACTCCAGTAGAGTCAGCGTAGAAAGTAAAGCAGTAAGTGTAGGTACCTGTAAGGCTACCTGAGCCTGAAGCTGTAGCAGCGGTAGCAGAAGTACTTGGTTTAGTAATACCTAATTGGTATATACTAGTTCCATCATACACCTTAGCGATTGCCCCGTCTTCTGTCCAGTAAAGCTTCGACTGGAATTCTACATACTCTCTTTCTGAAGTGGAGCTAACCCAAGTAGAGTCGAAGCGCCAGAAGTACTTGTTTAGCGAGATAGCTAAGTTAGTGCTTTTCTTTGAGGGGCTGAGCATGCCTGTAGAGTTATCTATGTTAGAGTACTCTACCGCTTCTGAGGGGGCTGCTAAGTGAGGAGCTACCCTTGTGTTAAGCCCTCCGTTAAATACGTTAATCTTCATTGCTTAATCTCCACGTCTGTCTCCTTGTGTAAGTCAGTCTTACTACCCATAACTCCTGAACTACCTAAAACTCTAGCTTCACTTATGTATTTGACTGTATATTCATACCCGTTATAGAAGAACTTGTCAT